CCAACCTTGCATTGGATGCTGATCCAATCGGCTTGCACGTCGGTCTTGCCGCCGTACTGACCAACGCGGATGCCGCCGATCTTTGCCGCCACCTCGCGCTCAAAGGCGTTGCCCTTGCTGCGTGCGCGCTTGCCGCGCTTGGACTTCTCAGCGTTCTGCAGTTGGATGTCAAGGTCGCTCATGTGACTCACTTCACCACCAGCCTTCCAAGCATTGCGCCACCACCATCGGCGAGTGTGAAGTTGGATGTCTGCAGCTCTAGGTGTCCTGCCTTGATGAGTTCGCTCACCGTTGCGCGAGCGATGACGTCCTGCCGGACAAAGAACCAGCCCTCTGGCGCGTTGGCATTGTCGTAGCGGATGGAGAGCGAGGCGAACTGTCGCTGCAGCCTGTAGTCGTAGCACCACGCATCGGCACCCTCCTGCACGCAGAACACGGCGTCATCTAGCACGTCGCACCGAATCTCCACGCGCTCTACGCGCATGTCTTGTGCCGCCACTGATAGCGCTTCTGCACCTTCGGTCCGTCAAACATGATCGCCTGCACGCGCTGCGCTGGGAACACCTGACGCTTTGAGTCGGTGTAGTCGATCACCTTGTGGCATTCGCTGCAGTTCTGGACTTTCCATACTGGCGGCTTGGCTGCGCCACCGCGCTTCGTCTTTACGCCTGCCATCTGAGCGCTCCGATCATCCAGAGTGCCGTGACGCCAGAGAGAATCATCTGCACGATGATCGGCGTGCGCTTGGTGTCAAACCTGAAGAGCGCCAAGAGGAAGCCGACAAAGAGGAGCAGGTTGACTGACGTGAGCACCACGCCAAGCCAATAGAACGCGCTCACTCGTCACGCATCCCACAGATGACCGACATGCGATCAGTCGCTAGCTCTACGGCTCCCTCAACGGTGTCAGCCTGGAACGTCAACTCTGAGCCGTCGCTGTCTGTCAGCACGACCACCCAGAGCGCCGGATCTCCGACGCGGATCAGGCCGTCGTAGTGATAGCCGAGTTGAACGGCTCGCATTTCTAGCTCTGTCAGCGCGCTCATCAAGCCTCCTCGGTTGACTGCCAGTGACCGTTATCCGTCATGTACCCCTTCAGGATGGCGTACGACTGGTCAGCCGTCAAGTCGGTTGTGTCAATCTGCAAGTCTGCCAAGGTCTGCATGTAGGCGGTCTCGGTGATGTCCGAGACTCCCTGAAGCGTCCCTCGGCGAGATGTCCGAGCCTCTGCCGAAGCGTAGACCCTGACGATGACGATCTCCTTGACGCGCTCACGCATGAAGTTTGCCTCGATCGGCAGGCGCAGGTCATCCACCACGACTGGCCGCGACCGGTGGAGCGCCCTGATGCGCTCGTAGCGGTTCAGCCACGCATGCACCCAGAACAGCGAGTCCATGTCTCGGATCTGCGCGCCGATCTCCTGGAGGATTTCCCTCCCTGACACCTGCACGTCCAGCCCCAGCTTGCGCTGAGAGTAGAACTCGTGCTTGTCAAAGTCGCGCTCCTTGGTGCGGTACGCAGCCTCAGCCACCTCCCTGATTGAGTCAGCGATCGGTATGGTCAGATACGGATTCGTGCGGCGCTCTGTGAGCATCTCAGCGAGTGTGCTCTTGCCGCTTCCCTGTGGTCCTACGAAGGCGATGTTCATGATCCCATCCTCCTCAAGTATTGAATCCAGAGCGGCCATTTGGTTCGCCCTCGTTCCATTGCGCCGATGCCGATGTTGCAGCTCCGGCAGAGCAGCGCACGCACGCACTCCCCACAGGAGATGGTTCCGTTCGGCTTTCTCTTGTCGCAGCACGAGTGGTCATGGTCGATGTTGACCTGATACGGAGCGACGAAGTCCAGCGGCTCATGACATGCAGCGCAGAGGTCATCCTGTTGCCGCCTGAGTTCCAGATACTGACTCTCGGTGAGACCGTGATTCCTCAGCACCATCCTGAGCCGCGAAGCTTCAACTCGCTCTTCACTCATCCGTAGCCTGTACTCCCTCTGGAGCACTGCGTGACGTGACGGATTCGCACTCGGTCTTCGTCCGTATTTGATCATTTCCTTCTCCCTCCAAGAAGGTCGCCGATAGAAGTCGGTTGAGAAGTCCCAGTCCGCTTTGTGAGAGGAGATATAGAGGAGAGTCTGTTCTGCTCTGCTCTGCTCTGCTCTGGTACCGTTATCCCACCCCTATTTTGATCTCGCCACTTTTGCTGCCGCGAGGTCGACGTTGGGTCGACTTGCCAGCGAGAGTAGTTCGACACGGCCACGACAAGGTCGCCACTTTCTGTCAGGAGACCTATTTCCACCAACTTATCCACAGCCCTGCCAAGGCGTGGACCAATGACTGACTTGACATGCGCTCGGTTCTTGAAGATGCCACCGGAGCGAAGCGTCTTCACCTCCGCGATGATCGTGATGAAGGCGCGGAACTGCATGTCAGTTAGCCGTGCGATCTTTTCATCCTTGTGGCTGTTCACGTCCCACTTGACCCATAGACTCATTACGTCCTCCTCTGCTTGTGGGAGGTCGGCGCATTCAGTCGCCGACCTCCCTGGTTGATGTTAGAACGGCAACTCTTCCAGTGACTTCTGCAGCTCAGGGTTGCCATCGTGCAGCCCCTTCGCCTTCGCCGCCAGCATTGCCTCACCCTCGTCGCGTGTCTGAGCGTTCACCCAGTCGATGCTCGGCTTTCGCTTGCAGAACTGACCGTCGGTACGGCCAGTGCAGCTCCAGAAGGCGTCATAGGCTTTGCCTGCCTTTGAGATGCCTGCAGGCTTCAACTGCCAGCCGATCTGGTGATCAGGACACTCACCCTGGACGAAGACCAGTGCAGCCCTCGTCATGATCATCGTGTCTGCCTCGCTGGTAGAATCAACGGAGACTGCCCTAGGAGCCACGGAGAGCGCCGCTTGTACCCTAGGTGGTACTTGGACACTCCCTGAGACCTTCTCGGCGCTGTAGAGGCTCCTGCCGACCCCTAGCTGCGCGGCGCAGCGTCGGAGTGCGTCGGATGCCGCTGACTTCAGCGGCTCCTCATCCTGCGTGCTGTTCGGATAGCCGAAGTCCTGTCGGATCGTGGTCTTCCCATCGACTACGACGATCAGGTTGCCATGCACGACCGAGCGTGCAGCGTCGGCGACCTTGACCTCAAACTGCCAGCCATCTAGACCGAGCACGTCATCCAGCCGCTGTGCGACTGCACGTGAATCGGCGTACGTGAAGGTCATGCCAGCGCGTCCTGGGCGCTGCTTCAGTTCCTCCGGCTTGAACGGTGCGGCCAGTGCCGCTGCGAGTTGCTTACTCATTCCTCTGTCCCTCCTAATGCTTGTAGTGGCAGCAAGTGCAACGCTGCTAGGTTGTGCGAGTTCGCTCGCGCTACGTGACCACTCTCGAACACGTCTCCGATCTTCACCTCCTCTGCTTTCTCTTGATATGCGACTGCATCCTTGACTCCGAGCACCCACGCACGCTGGAAGCGTGTCGCACTTGGTGGACCACTGCGGTCCTCTCCTTGCGCGAGCTGCAGATGCACGAAGCCGTAGAAGTCCACGGTCTGATGGTCGCTGATGTAGTCAAACACACTGACCGGATCGCTCTGGTGCGGTGTCTTGCTCCACGCCTTTGTCTTGACGTCAAGCTTGAGACCGCACACCTCGTAGTCGTTGGTCGTCAGGTCAACGAAGCGGAACGGCAGGTGCGCGTCTTTGAGCGCCTGCTCAAACACAGCCTGACCTAGCACGCCAGTCCAGTCGGTGTTGCCCTTCGCCTTGTCTTTCCTGAACCGCAGCGACTCGCTCGACTTTGCGGTGCGGTACATCTCCTCTGCGCGGATGAGGACGGCAGGTGTGAGTTGGATCTCAATCACTCGCTCTCCTTTCCGAACACGCGGAACACACGCGCCCCTGGCTTCTCTTCGGTGAACTTCTTGACGCTCGTTGCGTAGGTCTCTGGAGCCACACCACGGAGCACGTCAGCGACTGACTCCCAGTCCACCTTCATGCTGCTCTTGTTGGTCTTCCATGTGGCGATCCAGCCGCGACCCTTGACGCCTTCGCCGTCAGCGATTGCTTCCTTGATGGCGATTGCCATTTCCTTGAGTGCCGTGTCAGCGGCCTCGGCTTCAGCCTTCGCCTCAATGTAGAGCCGTGCGATGTGATCGAGCTGCTCATCGGCTGTGGCATAGGTGTTGCTCACCTGTGGCTTCACCTCTGAGAGCGTGTCGCTGTCGTTGCCGGTCAACGGCGGCGGCGTCTTGGTCCTGACAAGTTCCCTGAAGTCCTGCGCCTTGTGGAACAAGATCGTCTGGTAGACAGGATCTGCCTCCACGCGCTCAATGCGGAACACCAGACCAGAGAGCAGCACGGCGACGTCGCAGTAGGACGCACCTGTGATGAACATCTGCCACTGCACCTGGTCGACATACTCAGGTGGCACAGGGAATAACTGCCAGCGGCTGCTCGTTGACGTCTTGATCTCGACGAGACCATCCGTGTCGCCAACGATTGTCCGGTCGAGCGACGCCATTGCCCACGGATGATCCTTGAGCCTGACGATGCCGTTGGACTTTCGCAGCTTCTTGCCAGTCTCGGCGGTGTAGTAGTCGGCGACTGCCTGCTCCAGCAACTGACCGCGCTGTGCGGCCGCTCCGACTTCCTGCTCACCGACCTGACCAGTCAACTCTGCCCAGAGCCGATAGGCGGTCTTGTACGGCGACGTGCCGTTGATCGCGGTGATGCCGGTGGCAGTGATGCCGCTTTTCCGCATCTCAAACCACTCTGGGCTGCGCTGTGGCGCACTGACGAACTCGAATCGCTTGCTCATGCGTGTGCCTCCTTGTACTTGGCGATCGCTTTTGCGCGATACGCCTTCAGCTCTGACTGCGCCTGCTTCAAGAGCAGCCGCGCCTCTTCCTGCCTGAAGCCACCCTCAACGGAGTAGATGGCGACCAGCTTCTTGTAGTGCTCGACCTTGCAGTCCTCGCACAGGCGCTGATACAGCACTGGCTTGACCTCGCTCTGGCGCGTCGCCAGACAGACTGAACACTTCCACTTGATCACTGTCCCCTCCTAAACATGTCCTGCGTCTTGGCGATCTGGATGAGAAGTCCCCAACAGATGCCACAGACCTTACTCGCTCGCTCCTTGGATGGGATCAACTTGCTGCAGTACACGCAGCGGAACTGCTCTTTCTTCATGCCAGCAACCCCAGTGCCAACACGAAGACCATTGCGATTGTCCAGATGACGATGACCCACGCCTGTGCGAGTGTGCTCATGAGAACACCTGCAACAGAATCACTGCGGCCGTCCAGATCAGCATCAAGGTGATCGTCAACGCGAAGCGCCGACGATTAGTCGAGATGCGCTGGTAGCGCTGGAACTCTGACTCGTACTTGATCAGACCATAGAAGTCTGACTTGGGACGGTTGCGATTGTCTGGCGTGGTCGGATCGTAGAAGCGCTCCAGCCTGCCCTTTACGACGCGGCTGAACGTTTGCGGCTTCCTCTTCATGACACCACCTCAAGCGCTACGAGCCAGCCAAGAGCTGCGTAGAGCGCCAAGATGCCGACGAGTGCGAACTTGCTGTTCCAGAATCGGTCAGTCATCAGCGCACCGTCGCTGACTCTGCCGCAACAGTTTCAGCCAGTGCGTACTGGATGAAGTCGTGGCGAAGCTGCAGGTTGGTGATCTTCACCTTGACGCTGCCGGTGTCAGCGATCGTCATGCCTCCGAGCTTGTGGATGTGAACGACGATGCCACGCGGAAGGAAGTGGCCATGCTTTGCTGGCACGCTCTTCATTGCGATGTACTTGCCGAGATCCTTGATCATCTTTTACTCCTCTATCAGGTCCAGCCGTTTGACTGGTTTCCTCCCTGATATGACTACCCTAGGATAACGGCGAGCAGCCGTCAAGCCCCTTTGGGGTGAATATGTTTTATGCAGGGTGTATAGCCCCTGGGTGGGGAGGGTCCACCCAGGGGAGCCGCCTAGGACGGCTGAGTGAAGTCCTCAAGGCTGGTGGCGACGAGGAGCCGAAGGCAGATGCCGCAGATCAGGAAGTCGCTGGACTCCACCACCCAGACCCTAGCGAACATCTCGCACATGTCGCAGCAACCGAACGGCAGCTTGACGACGACCGGCATGATCTACTTGTGGAGTCCGTTGCCGTTGCGGATCTCTTGCTTCGCCTTGCCCACGCCGAACTTCGGATCGTCAGGGTTCAGTGCGCGCACGATGACCTGAAGGCACGCGGCGATTGCACCGGCGAGGATCATGTCGGCTTGATCTGCATCGAGTTTTGTCAGTTGGCTACCAGTCGCCAAGAGCAGTGCGAGCGCCGTTCCGATTCCTGTTCGGAGCGCTTCAATCACCATCTCGTCAATGCCAGTGTTGCCGACGATCCAGCTCACGGAGGCAGTGATCTTTGCGCGCAGTCCCTTCTTGCCGTTGCTCGCCTTCGCAGCGGCGACTAGCGCTGACACGGCCTCTTTGCTCTTGTCATCCCAGTCAACGCGCAGAAGGGCTGCCTCTGCGTCGGCGATGGTGGCGGCTGTCTTAGTGACCTTGGGCATTGCGACCTCCTTAGGATGGCTGATTGGTGCCTGTACGACGATTGTAGGAGTAGGTGCAGGTGCGCTCGCTGGTGCTACCACAGGCACCTCGGCGACCTTGCCTGCATGCGTGACGATCACTACGCACTTGTAGTCGGCTCCAGCCTGCTTGACCTTGACCTTGGATGAGGCGATGGCGCGTAGCTGCGCCTCCGTCACCTGCACGCCGAACTGCTCAGACTTCTTGCGATCATCTCGCGTCGGACATGCCCACTGCCAGCCGAGATCCTGCGACCAGCCTGCGCTGGTCATGTGGCCGTAGCCTGCCTTGACGATCTTTGGATCGGTCTTGCTCCAGTACGACTTCCAGACCTCGTGCCACTTTGAGATCTTGACGGCAGGGTCGTAGCCAACTGCCTGTTGCACCCAGATGATCAGCGCGGCGCCCTGCCTGCCTGCCTCCATTGCATCTGCCCACGACTTCGCTGGTCGAGCTGAGCCTCCGAGCACCTTGACGGTCTTGATCAGTTCTGGGAGTGACGATCCGTTATCCGAGACGCCCTGCTTCTCTTTCCTGCCGGTGGCGGTCGCCTTTGCCGCGACGCCATCTGCCGCGCTGAAGTCAGCGGTGTAGCCAGACGCCCACGACACGGCCGCAGCCGCGCTGGACGGTCCACAGTCATCTAGGACTGCGCCTTTCTTCTTCTGCGCCTCCGCGTCTGAATAGAGTTGCGACTTGACTCGGTACTGCACGCTACCCTCCGATCTCCTTCTTGATGTGGACTGCGACGGCACGCGCCGCAGCTTCAAAGCCGAGTGCTGCACTGATCGGATGACCCTCAGTCACTCCCTCGGCGTAGTAGTTGCCATCGTCTGCAAGCTTCCAGAGCGTGCCGCCGAAGGCGCTGTTGTTGTCATTTGGCACGAGTGCGACCCACTCGCCAGGAGCGGTCTCAACGCGAGTCCAGCCCTGCTCTGAGATCTCCTCGATGTGATCGGTGGCGTTCAAGATCACTCCCTCCACCTGAGCGGTCCTGTGACCAGCCAGATTAGCGTCAGCCCACCGAACAGCCACGCCATCGTCTCCTGCGAAGGTCCTGAGGGCAACACGATTAGAGCAAAGCCCAATCCAAGAATGGTCCATGCGCCGCCTACGAGATCCACGATGATGCGGTTGATCACTTGTTCACCTTCCTTGATGCGGTTGCAGCGGCGGCGACAGCGGCGCTCGCAACTTGACTGATGACAATGGCGACTGCTACCGGTGCCGCCTTCTCCTTCTCGGCAGGAGATAAGTCCTTGCCAAGATTGGCGACGCGACCGATAGTCGCGTCCACTGCACTAGCAACAGCGGCAGCGATCTCGGCAACAGTCTCGTCAATGATACTTGGTGGAGCCGTTGGCTCTGGCGTCGGCTCCACGCTCGGTTCTACACTTGGCAGAGGGGACTGTGTCGGCTCAGGAGTAGGAACAGGAGAGGGATCAGGAGTAGGGGAAGCTGACGGAGTAGGAACTGGCGTCGGCTGAGGCGTGGCCGTCGGCTGTGGTGTGGCAGTCGGTGTTGGTTCTGGGGTCGGCGTTGGTGTTGGTTCAATGCTTGGCTCCTCGCTTGGAGTCGGCTCCGGCGTCGGTGTCGGCTCGATGCTTGGTTCAATAGATGGTGACGGCTCTGGCGTTGGAGATGGCGACGGCTCCACAGATGGCTCTTCACTTGGCAGTTCAGATGGGATCGGTGGCGGTGACGCGACAGGCGGCGTCGGATCTAGCAGGAGCGGCAGATTGGTGAGCAGCTCGTAGAAGCCGCCAACTGGGAACGGCTCCTCTGGGTGCATACAGCCTGCTGAGTTGCACGGTCCGTACCGTCCAGCGCGTAGTCGATAGAAGCCTGGCTGGAGCGAGATCTGGATCAGCGACGCGTAGGAGACGCCATCGTCATCGCTGACGCCGATCATCAGCCCCTCCGTGTCATACACCCACAAGGCCGAGTCTACGAAGTGACCACCCTGCTCTGGTCGCGCACACCACAGCACGGCTGGATCGTCGCAGAGCAGGGTGCGAGCGGTGAAGAGCGTAGGCTCGGTGACCACCACGAAGTAGTCCCTCGTCTCAGTCACGGTGCGGCTGATCTCGCCATCGGCGGCACGCACGAGTGGCAGGAAGAGCAGCGCGCTGAAGATGATGCCCAGAAGTGGGAACGCGGCGCGCTTCACTTAGAGACTAGCGATGCGATTAGTGGCACCAGCACGCTGAATAGCAGCGCGGCGATGACCACCAGACCTCCCTTGATTCTGTCCACGTCAGATCGGACCTCGTCTAGCTTGCGAGAGTGAGCGTCCATCCGCTCGATCAGATTGTCAATCTGGCGCGGCGTCATGCCTGCTCCAGCGCCTTCAGGCGCGTGTCAATGTCAAGCAGTGCCTGCACCACGAGCGCCTCCATCTCGTTCTGAGGGATGTTGACGGCAAGCACCTCAGTGGTGTCAACAAGATCAGCCTCTCGCTCGTCTACGCCGAGTGTCTCCACCCAATGCTTGAGGTCAGTGGTGGCAACCTGATCGGCAATGAATCCTAGGCGTTTGCCGCTGTCATCTACACACTCAGCGCGTTCGTGGGCCTCTGGGCGCTTCCATTTGAACGCGACTGGCACGAGTTGGCGCAGGGTATCCAGCGCGCCTGAGATCTCGGTGATCTCGTCCTTGAGGCGTGAGTCGGATGGCGTAGTCAAGTTCGCGTACTTCCAGCCAGCCGAGTAGAAATAAGCACGGTTGTTGGTGGTATCAACTGCGATGCCTCCGTTTCGCAATGCGTCAGAGAATGCGTCGGTCGTAGCTGTTCCGTTCAGGTTTGTTGTTGGTTGCCCTGCAACGCCCTTTGTGATGATTACTCCTGAACGTGTTGTTGAGGTTGCTCCTCTAGAGGCAAGGTCGGCTCCGTGTGTCCCTTGTGTATTGCCAACAGCGACCATCCGTCCGTTGGTTGAATCAACGGTGGCGATGTACGGACTGGTGACAAACGATGACTGAAAAAACACCGCGTCTCCAAAGACGTTTGAGTCCGTAGTGATGTTGCCAGTGACCGTGATTCCATCAGTGGTGACTGCAAGGCCATTGAGAGAATTTGCCGCTGTGTTGGCAGTGATGTTGAGAACGCCGTTCTCTTGTCTGATATACGCAGGCCCATATGTTCCAGGCGTGGTTGACTCAGCGATGGTCAAGTCAGAACTTCCAAGCACAAGTCGTACATCAAACACCTTGATGGTTCGTGATGCCAG